ACCAAAATATGAATATTTAAACAGTTCATATTTTGTGAATGCAAGTTGAGCATACATGGACCTATAACTGTAACCTCGTTCTGTAGAGAATTTTATAAGTTCACCTAGACGATTGCCTGCTCTTTTAGCCTCATTCCATTGTGCAAGACCAAATGCCCTTGTTCCATCTTTTTCCAAAGACTGTATTGTTGGATCAAAATCCCTGACGTTTCTTAGCATGATTCCGTTTTCCACGGCAAAGTTACCTAATATTCCACAGGTTTGTTCAGCACTAAATCCACCTCCATCTGGAGACATAAAAAAGTTAAATGCTTTTTCTACGTTTGATGCACCTCTTAGTTTTTCCTCATCAATCTTTGTTGACACAATAGGTTTGGTTCTTGCACCTCTTCTGTTTTCTTTCTCTTGAGTTAACTCATTCGGATCAAGTGGGTTTAAAGGAGGTTGTTCATACTTTGGAATTCCACCTAATACTAAAGGTAACTGAGAATTTTTTCCATCTAAGAATATACCAAACACTTGTGCTCTATTCTTCAATCCTGTATTTGCACCAATACCTGAACTATTACCTTCCGTTATTGGCGCTACAACTGAAGCCCAAGGTAGATCTGAATTATCAGCATCTCCAGGATCGTCGGGATGCACACCAAATATTCTGACACGAACACGACCTAGTTGTTCAGGATCATTAATATCAACAACGTATCCAACAAACCATCTTGTCTCGTCTCCGTAATAATCTTTAAACGTGGTTGGTATCATTAACTTGTTCCTATAGGGCTAAAGTCATCACTAACATAATCAGCAATTTTTGTTATTAGCAAGTTAACGGTTGCTCTGTTTGACTGTGATATTGCTAAGTTATAATTTGCGGCCATAATTAGGTAATCGCCTGACTTTTTTATGTCTATCTTTGTTTGGTTTTCATCTTCTGATTTTGCTCTTATAAGAACTTTTATATTTTTGCCTACTGTATAGTCATCATCGCCCTGTATAAACTCATCCGCATCAACTTGTATATTCATCACAACTTTTTGCATTAGATGTTTATATGCATAAGACTTTATTTTTCTACGATGTTCACCTTCGGTCAATGCCTCATCATAGCCTTTTTTATTGTTGTATGACTTACCTTGACTCACATACGAAAACTCTCTTGATCTATAAGATGATACAGGTATTTCATTGTATTCTTGTCCAGCATCTACCAAAGATTTATATTGCCTTTTGTTTAGATCTTTTAAGTTTTCCATAATGTCATTATGTATGTTAAAATCCACAACCTTAAAATCACCTTTAGTTATATCGTAATATTTTTGCCTTGAACCTATAGTACCTTTATCAATCATGGCATACATATCATCTCTGGAATCTTGGTCCATATTTCTAATTACAAGCTGTCTGGCCTTGGTTAATGAACCACCTGAGGCTTGCATATCAGTGAAAGGCATTGTGTCGTTAATAACATCGGTTTCCAACATTGTTTTTAAATCAACAAAGAAGTACCTATCTGTTATTGCTGCTTTATAAAAGAAGAAGGGGTAACCATCTTTTGTTGTGCTACGATTTTTAATCCATTGACAAGCAGCAAGAGGTGTCATGTTTGGCACGATAACCTTCATAGAATCTTGCACTTGTTCTTCGGCACTTGATTGAATGGATGGTCGTTTTAAATAACTATCCAATATATTTGTTATTATTTCTTGCGGTTGACCATCATAACATTTGGTTACATTTTGTAAACCAGAATAAAAAGCTTCACAGTCAATAAGCCTTAAAGTCATAACCTCGGTAAACTCATTTGTTTTTACCGCCTTGTCAATTCTTTGTACTATAAACTTTTTGGCTATTGCGGTTAGATTATTACTGACCCCTGTATGTCTTTTAAAACTAAACTCAAATATTTCTGCACCTTGTATATCAAAATTTGTTAGAACTCTATCGTTGTTTATCAGAGTTACCGAACCAGTAACAAAAGGCTTGTCTATGTGCTCGTACATAAGAACCTCTACCAAAACAGAGGATACATCTACCTTTAAATTTGTTCTAGTGCTACTGAGTGTAGCATATTCAATACCAAAGTCGGACGAACTTTGTTGTCCGGTTGGTGTTAAGTTTTCGTTTTCACTCATGTTTTCAGTGCTTCAAAATATGACCCAACAACATTCTGAATTGCATCAGGCCTTATAACCTTAATCTCTTTTAGTTTATCATTCTGTCTTTGATATTCATCAAAGAAGGTAACTTCGTTAACCAATGCACCAGGCCCTATCGCAGGATCAATATCAACTGGATTACCGTCACCATCTTCATAGTGGTGAGGAGCAAGATGTTCTGGACCAGTAGCCTGTACAGTTACATTTCTAGTTATACCCTCGTATGATGTGTTGAATACATCTTCAAACTTCTGGAATGATTTTGTTGTATTTACAATAAATGTACCTATGTCTAAGTTTCTTTTTAGTATCTGGCCGGACACACCAGATTGTGTACCCACTGCATTTTGCCCTACAAGAAGGACTCCTGTAAGAGAATGCTGAGTCTGTATGAACTGATGTGGAAAATCTCTTTTGACTTTCTTTTCAAGCTCCAACATTGATAAAGGCCAACCTTGTCTACGCAATTCATCGTTCATAATATAAAAGGTCCAATGATAAGCGGGTGTGCCATAAATCTTTTGTGACACTTGGTCTGGTCTGTCATTCTCCAAGATGTAATATTTTCTATAGAAAGGAGCTAGGTTTTTTAACTCATCTATGACATCGACATATGCAGTGAGGTCTTGTGTCAATTCAAAGTATAGATCACCACCACCTCTTTTAATAAAGTCATCACCGTATGTGTAATCAACTTGTTTGAAATTAGTAAAATATCTCATATCAATGACCCTTATCTATGTCTTGTTGATTCAGTGCACGGAACTCTTGGAACTGTAGGTTCATCTGTATGTGCGTAGGTTTACCATCCGTATGAAACGTCATCTGTCCGGGGTTGTATGTTGTGGAAACGTCACGCAAGAAACAGAAGAGTGGTTGTGGCATCTCTATGTTTGTATTGTCAATTCTGAATTTTATCTCAAATAGATTTGGAAACTTGTAACCTAGAGGAAATCCTGCTTCGTATGCACCAGCAGGAATTGACAGAGGGTACATTTCTTTTCTAAATGTTCTTATAATTTCTTTTACCTCTTCACTTTCCTCTGCAGACACAGGATAAAAATCATATATGAACGAGAAGTTACGTACGGACACGCCAGTGAATACGGATCGTGTGCTCGGATTTACCTTTACCTGTAACCCAAGACCTAATGCAGCTTGGGCGGGTGCAGGGGTTAAAAACTTTACAGATGCAGCACCTCTAGCGGCCGCAACTCTACCGACCTCTGTAGCAAGAGATGCATCACCTGAACCAAATAAACTTGCAACTGATCTACCAAACTCAGTAGCAGCAGTGCCTATGGCACTCATCATATTATTTCCTTGGTTAAATGCCTGAAGCCCACCTGCAGCAGCGATACCAAGACCAACCTGATCATATTGTACATTATCATGAACCTGTATGGCCTGAGGCATATAAAGTTTCAAAACCTTTTCTGGATTTGTATATTGAGTTTTAAATGAAAGCAGATCTGTTTGGCCACCTCTATTTTTAAATTCTTTGTCCTTTAAAGCCTTTTCTCTTGCAAGAGCTCCTCCCGCCTTTTTCTGATTTCTTAATATTGCATCATCATATTGGCCTTGATTACTAGGATTTTGGCCTTCATTTAATCCTTCTTGACCTGATGCGTATCCACCTGATCCTATTGGTGAAATTGATCTACCAAACTCTTTTACTTGCTCAACTTTATTATTAAATCCACTTAAAAGGTCATCAGCAGTTCCACTAAAGTCTGGTGGAACAACCTCTCTTGTTCTGTACTGAATATATGCAAGATAAGAAGTGTCCAGAGGATATTTTAAATCAACTCTAGCTGCACTTGTTCCAACTTGTTGATCTATCTGTTCCGGTTGTGCATAAACTTTAACAGAAGAATTTGCGGATTTATTAATGTTTGATAATTTCTTATCACCTATATCCGCCCCTTCTCCACCGAATGGTTCCAAATCGGCTTTTTTCTTAGCAGCTCTTGAGCCAGCGAGTGTAGATAAGGCCATGACGATTCCTTAATAAATAGAATTTTATAAACCTATTTATATCAATTTTATGGCATATTCAGGCAAATACAAGGTAAAGAACTTAAGCAAATATCGTGGCGACCCAGATAAAGTGACATACAGGTCACATTGGGAGAAGCTATGCTTTATGTGGTGTGAGTCAAACCCAAATGTACGGTACTGGTCCTCTGAGGAGACCGTGATACCATACAGATGGGATGTTGACAAAAAGATGCATAGGTACTTTGTGGATCTGAAAATTACATTTACCAATAATAAGACAATATTGGTAGA